TGAGTATGTTGTTCCACCGCTTGAGGGCTTTTGGTGGCAAGAGAATACAGTAGGCATAGACTACGACAAAAAAGAGGATTTTAATTTTATTTCCGTTATACGGCTGCCGGACTTTGTGACGAGGGCGGATTTTGATTGGGCGATTGAAGAGGCTACGCGGAAAAAGAAGCAGGATTTTTCGAAGGTTGAGCTTTTTACGTATGACGAGGGGAAGTGTGTACAGTGTATGCACATTGGAGCATACGACGATGAGCCGGAGACAATCAGGAGAATGCACGAATATGCCGAGAGCGAGGGGTATGTGCCGGATATAAGTGAGAGCAGGTACCACCATGAAATATATCTGTCTGACCCGAGAAGATGCGCTGCGGAGAAGCTTAAAACCGTGGTGCGGCATCCGATAAGGAAAATGGATTTATAATTCAAGATTTATGATTTTTGAGAAAAATTAAATAATTTATTTTTAAGTTGCACGGTTTCGTGCAACTTTTTTTATTTTCTGGGGTATGGGTGGAGATGAGGTAATGACGGAGAGAGAAAGGGAAATAAAAAAGACAAAGGCAGAAAGGGAGAAGCTCTTAAAAAGGCTCAATCAGATGGCGTTCGGCAGTGCCAACGACGTTGCAAAGCTTGCGCTTAACGCAGGGGAGCTAATGACGGAGGAACTGGAGGGGTTAGACCTTACTATGCTATCCGAAATTAAGCGGGCGCAAGGCGGAGCGGTGGAGGTGAAGCTTATTAACAGGCTTGAGGTCATAAAGCTGCTTTTACAGGAGTTAGAGCCGGTTGAGGTGACTGGCGGCGGAGCGGCAGAGCTTATTGCGGCGATTGGGGACGCGGCAAAGGGAGCGGAGATAGAGCTAAGTGAAAATTAAGAAGATTTCTCCAAAACAGCTCAAGGTGCTTACATGGTGGATGGGCGGGAGCGGGAAAAACTTTGACGCGATAATATGCGATGGTGCGATACGCTCCGGCAAGACCCTCTTTATGGGGATGTCATTTATCATGTGGGCGATGAACGGATTTTCAGGGCAGAAATTCGGGATGTGCGGAAAGACGATAGTGTCGCTAAAGAGGAACGTGATCGATGTGGTGCTGCCGATATTAAGGGAGCTGGGGTACAGATGCGAGGAAAAGGTGTCGAGAAATCTGCTCATAGTCAGCGCAGACGGGAGAGTAAACGAGTTTTACTTTTTCGGAGGAAAGGACGAGGGGTCGGCGGCGCTTGTACAGGGTGTCACATTTGCTGGGGTTCTTTTTGATGAGGTGGCGCTTCAGCCGCGTTCTTTTGTGGAGCAGGCGCTGGCACGATGCAGCGTAGAGGGGAGCAGGTTCTGGTTTAACTGCAATCCGGAGTCGCCGGCGCACTGGTTTTACAGGGAGTGGATAACCAGAAGAGAGGCGCGGCGGGCGCTGTACCTGCACTTTACAATGGAGGACAATCCGTCACTGTCGGATAAGATGCGGGATAGGTACAGGAGAATGTACACCGGTGCGTTTTATGACAGGTTCATCCTTGGAAAGTGGGTGCAGGCACAGGGAAGAGTTTACGACTTTTTTGACGAGAGCTACATTCGTGATGCGCCGGAGGGGACGGCGGAAAAATACTACGTATCCTGCGATTACGGTACGGCAAATCCTACGTCCTTTGGACTGTGGGGACTTTATGACGGGGTGTGGTACAGAGTGAAGGAATACTATTTTGATTCGCGCAGAGAGGGGTACCAAAAGACGGATGAGGACTACGCCGAGGAGCTTAGAAAGTTTATCGGAGAAAGGAACGTGCAGGCGGTGATTGTTGACCCGTCGGCGGCAAGCTTTATCGAGACGCTAAGAAGAAAGGATATTAGAGTCTTGAAGGCGAAAAACGATGTGGTGACGGGGATAAGGCTGACGGCAGACTATCTTAAAAGCAAAAAAATTGTAATTTGCAGGGAGTGCGAGGACGCAATACGGGAGTTTTCACTATATGTGTGGGACGAGAGTGCCGGAAGCGACACACCGAAGAAAACGAACGATCACAGCATGGACGAGATAAGGTACTTTGTCAGTACGGTCCTATCGGCGCAGGACGAGGATTTTGCCGTTATATCGGCAAGAAGGTAGAGATAAAAATTTACGATGATGGTAGGAGAGAAAGATGGGCTTATTTAAACGAAGCACTCCGGCAAGTGCGTCGGCGGTGCAGATGCGCACAAGGGAGAGCCACCCGTTTTCGATAATGGACGGATATGTGCCGCTGAGAAACGGAGAGATAAGGCTTTACCGGGCTATACGGGAGGCGGTGCCGGCGATAGATGCCGCCGTAGTTAAGCTTATTCGCCTTACGGGTGGAGTTACGGTAAAGTGCAGCAATGTAGCGGTGGAAAAGAAGATGCAAAGGTTCCTGTCCGCCGTTCCGGTGGGACGGGGACAGCGGGGCATAAACGCATTTTTAGATCAGTATGTGGATTCCATGATAACCTGCGGACGGGGCATCGGAGAGATAGTTCTCACGTCCGGCAAAAATGTAGGGGCGCTTTTATGCGGAGATCCGGAAAAAATAAGCATTAAGGAGGGTGAAAGCCCACTTGATATGAAGATATGTATGCCGGACGATACGGGGAAGATGCAGGAGCTTCCCTATCAGGAGCTTTTGCTATTTACGCCGTATAATCCCGAGGCGGCAAATCCATATGGGGTGTCAATGCTGCGCTCCATGCCGTTTCTGGCAGACGTGCTAATGAAGATTTATAACGCTGTGGGAGTAAATTGGGACAGAGCGGGCAATGTACGTTTTGCGGTCACATATAAGCCGAAAAGTGACGGCGACAGAACCATGGCGAAGGAGCGAGCCGAGCAGATAGCAAAAGAGTGGAGCAGCGCTATGCAGTCGGTAAAGTCCGGAGCCGTTAAGGATTTCGTTGCTGTGGGAGATGTGGATATTAAGGTCATAGGCGCGGACGGTCAGATACTAGATAGCGAGGTACCGGTGCGGCAGATAATGGAACAGCTTATCGCAAGAACGGGAATACCGCCGTTTATGCTTGGCTTTAGCTGGTCGTCAACGGAGAGAATGTCTGCACAGCAGGCAGATATTCTAACGAGCGAGATAACAGCCATGAGACGAACCCTTGAGCCGATGGTGGAGAAAATTTGCGATATGTGGTTAAGACTAAATGGCTACTCCTGCGACTATGAGCTTGTCTGGGAGGATATAAACCTTCAGGACGAGACTGAGGAAGCTCATGCGGAGCTTTATAGAGCCGAGGCTGAATATTATCTCGCGCAGGCTCAGCAGATAAAGAAGGAAATGGGGGAAAAGGATGAAGGTAACTAAAGAGGCTAAGACCGGCAAAACTATGGACGCAACGGAGGAAAAGCTCGCGCTAATTAACCGGTATTCCAAAAAGCAGCTTACAGCCGAGGATGTGTTTATTTTCGACATTAAGCTGTGCGATAACGAGGTGGATAGGGACAGCGAGAGATTTTCAAAGGCAGCACTTGAGGGGCTTGCGGAGCTTTTTGTGGGCAAGACAGGCATCTTTGATCACGAGTGGTCGGCAAAGGGACAAGTTGCGAGAATATTTGCTGCCGAGGTCTGTGAGGAGCCGGAGAGATCGACGATAGCAGGTGAGTGCTACGCATATTTAAAGGCATCTGCCTATATGCTCCGCGCCGGTAATGAGGAGCTTATAGCCGAGATTGAGGGCGGAATAAAAAGAGAGGTGTCAGTTGGGTGCAGTGTGAAGAGTGCTGTGTGCAGCATTTGCGGCAGAACACGAGACAGCGGAAAGTGCGGACACACGGCGGGAGAAGTTTACGACGGTAAGACCTGCTATTTTACATTGGAGGAGCCGGAGGATGCCTATGAGTGGTCGTTTGTTGCGGTTCCTGCACAAAAGGAGGCAGGAGTAATTAAAAGATTCGGGAAGAAACCGGCAAATTCCATTGAAAAGCTATTGGACGAGGGCGGCAGCGAAAAGCTACGCAAGGAGTACGAGGAAATAAAGCTCAAGGCAGCCGCGGGAGAAAGGTACCTTGCGGGGCTTCGTGAGCAGGTTGTGAAGTTAGGAGTAAAGTCGGGAGTCGGATTTGAGGAAAAGCTTCTTAAGAATGTTTGCGAAAAGCTATCGGAAGATGAGTTACAGTGCTTTAAGGGAGTATTTGAGAGACGACTCGATGAGAGCTTTCCTATGACAGTACAGCTAAAGGGAAAGACGAAGGTTGAGCGCTTTTCAGATGAGGAATTTTTGATATAAGGGCAGAAATGCTGCCATCAATACGAAAGAAATCGGCAATGCCGATTTTAATATATAAATTTTGGAGGATTAAAGATGAGTTATCATTACGAAAATTTGAAGCTTGAAAAGGGTATGTATCAGGAGGCAGGCAAGAGCTTTACACAGGTTCTGGAAAATGCCGACCCAAGCGAAAACTATAAGGGTACTTCCCTTGA